GAACACTTTAACACCTGTATGGGATAATGTAAACCCCCAGTGACGCAACGTCATTTCACGAATTTCTTTTTGGTCCGCTGTGCGCGATATTGGAACTTAGATCTTCCGAGTTTTTTCTGAACGAGTTCGACCAATCCTCCGTTACAAGCATCGAGGGCGGTGTGTTTATGTTTGCCTGCCGCGAACTCTCCGACGTGGTATATTATGACGTCACCATATTGGGTGTTTTGCAGTGCTTGATCGAAGTTATCTTTTGCGAGCCTATTTGAGATGTCGTAGATCATATGTTTTTCCCTGCTTTTCTCAGGGTTACTACGAAGGTGTTTAGTTCTTCTCTTGCGACCCAAAGATTACGTTCTATGTTATTTGCATGATTTTCTTGATTTTTTTGATTGGCCAGTTTATCATCTTGCAGTCTATCGACTTGTTGACGTAGCCATTGCAGTTCGTTTTCTTGGAACGGCGTTAATCCTGCCTCGGACACCATACTCATTATACTCTCCCTTTAGTTAGTGCATACTATTTTTGACGGCTTTGTTTAAGAAATTTGTTGCATCTTCCACGGCTTCTTCTACTATTCCGTGCGTTTCTAGCAGGGCGCTTGTTTGTGCCGCGATAAGGGGCCAGACGGGTGAAAGTTTATATAGGTTCACCATGTTGGCGATTACGGCGCATATATCTGGGACTGTCATTTCCTGTGGGCAAACGTCCAAGATATCGTTTATACTTTTTTCCATTTCGTCCATGTTGAGCCTCTCCTTCATGTTCGTTATTCTAGGCGTTGCGTTGATAACTTTTCAAGCAACTTTTCACCAATTACTCCCGAACACTTTTGCAAACACTTCGTCCAACAGACGATCCATATCTTGACTACTCATTTTCAGCATATCCATAAAAAAGTTAAAGTAAAAAATACAATAGTTCCGCCCACGATAATACCGCAAGCGAAACCAATCAACGCGGCGAAGTCAGTGAGGTTCATGCGGCCTCCTTAATAAACTTGTTTACCTGTAACCACTTTTCGTGGCTAAAATGTTGACCCGACACAAAGGTATGACCGTTTTCAGACATCATGGCTATTACGCGCCCTAAATCAAAACGCTTGCGCCTGTTGTTCCAGAAACAACAGATGTAGCCTGATTTATAAGATGTGCCGTCTACGCGGCCCAAAACATATCGTTCGTTACCGCTTTTCGTTAAGACCTTTACGCCTGCAAACTTACCGTGTTGCCAGCCAAGAACCCGCTTTACCATGTCCCTATCAAGCATCATGGCGCACACTCATTGCAACGGCATGGAATTTTTGCCATAATCTCTTCCATGGTTTCCCGCAGATCTAAATCGAATGTTAAGGTTAAGCGCCATTCATCTGCACACGATAGGTGGTTTGCCATTTGATCGGCCATCTTCCAAGCGTTTTTAAGAAATTCGTCGGGATCGGGGCCGTCTTCGTAATGGTCCGCTGTTATAGACGTGGACGATATAACTAAGTTGTCAACATCCCGTAGTTTGATTTTCGCTGTCATAGACATTAGACTTTCTCCTGTTCCAATGAATACAGAATAAATATGGTATGGGATAATGTCAAGTAAATAGTTTACACAAGAAAAAACCTTCAGTCCTAATATAAGACCGAAGGCTTTAAACATTTTTACAATTATTAATCACCTACATGAAACGATATCCTTGTAGGATCGTTTTTGTAAATATAAACTGTTAAGTTTAATTCTTTAACTTCATAGCCAGTGCAAGGGCCGTAGTCACAATCATCGTCCTCAATCATGTTTGCGGTGTGATGACCTTCAAAATCTATTTCTTGATGTGGCATTATATTTCTCCTGTTTCAATGAATATAGAGTATGTCTGGTATGGGATAATGTCAAGTAAATAGTTTACACACGAAAAAGCCCTTAGTCAGGACATGTGACTAAGGGCTTTAACGATTGTGCTATCAAACATTTGGAGAATGTCTGCGCTATTTGTACGCGATTTTATGGGATGCGTCAATAGCTTTATCCTTACTTTTTGAATAAACTTCAAACATAACTCTGAGTTGTCCACTTATTGTTCTACCGTTAACAACAGAGTGTTCTTTAATTTCCTTGTACACTTCAATGGGCACAAGAACGCTTTTCCATTTTGTAGTATCCATTGGGTTTACCTTTTTTCTTTATCAGTAAGAGTATATAGGAGTTTATGGGAACTCGCAAGAAAAAACCCTTTTGTCGTCGCAGTGCGAAACCTAGCCGGACAAAAGGGCAGTTAGAAGTAGTGCGCGGACGAGCAGTGCGCTTAAAGCTATACAGCTTCCCCCCAGCTTGGACCTACTTCAATGTCGCATTTGCTAGGGATTTCTAAGACTACCGCATTTACCATTATCTTGGCAATAGCTTCGGCCTCTTCTTTGCTCTTTACGGACATACAAAGCTCATCATGGACTTGAAGCATCGGAAGATACCCTTCTTTGTACAAATCGACCATAGCTTTCTTTGTCATATCCGCGGCGGACGCTTGGATCAGTCTGTTTAGCGCTTTGTATGTAAAAGCCCGCTTTAAACGGCATGTTTCACCATATTCTAAAATTGCTTCTTGATAAGGCATAGCTTTTGTCATTTCAAAGGAGTCGGGCTCCCAAAGATTGAACCGACACTTACGACCTAAGATTGAGCTTATCGCTCCACCGCTTGCTTTGCTGTTCAAACGGTTTGTGACGCCTGTCATCAGTCCTTTTACGAAAGGTACGCGGTCATGGTACTGCTTTACCAAGCTTTTGGCCTCTGATGTCTCAATATCTAGCTGATCCGCCAGTTTTGCGACGCCCATTCCATACATCATCCCCAAGTTAATGGTTTTGGCTTGTTTTCTAGGAATGTCGGCCATTTCTGCAACCATTGTGTGAAAATCCATGTTCGGATCTTCGCGGTAGCTGGTTACAAACTCATCAACGCCCCTTAGTGGCACATCTCTGCTTTTTCCATAGACATGAGCATAGTGAACCAAGATCCGCGGTTCCTGTTGCGAGTAATCTATTGACGCCCACTGTTCTCCCTCTTCTGGAAGGAACAAAGACCGTATAAGTGGCCCAATCTCAGGATCGCGGGCCGGGATTTGCTGTAAGTTGGGGTTGTTCATAGAAAAACGCCCCGAAACTGTGCCGCCATCGTCTCCGCGTATCTGATTGATGTGCGAATGCACTCTACCGTCGCCGTGACAGAATTTTAGGATGTTATTAATGAAAGTTCCGCTGGTTTTGTTTAAACTGCGGGCTTGGACGATTAATTGTGGCAATTTCTCACTGTGTTCTGCCAGAAACTGCTTTTTAAACGAGGGCGCACCCTTTTCTGTCTTTGGATACGGTATTGACAGGTCATCAAAGGCTTTTGCAATAGAATTTGCCGCCCATATCTCTACATCTCTGCCGACTAAGCTTTTTATCTCTTTTAGGACTAATTTCTCCCGTTTTAGGATCGCGTCCCGCGTTCTTTCGGTTTTGTCCATATCAACGCGGACGCCGCGCCAAGTCATGTTGACCAAGCAGGGGAGCAAATCTAGCTCTAGGTTGACGATACTCCAGAGGTTTTGCTTACCGATCTCCACCTTTAGGTAGTCCCAGAGTTGCAGGGTAACTTCTGCATCTGTTTGGGCGTAGGGTCCGACGTACATGGCGGGCATTTTCCACATGTCAGCCTTGGGATCAAAGCCAAACTCTTTGGCGGCTTCTCTGAGTAGGCTTTCGTTCTTTGCCAGCCCCAGATATTCAAACGCGAGAGAGTTAAGAGCGTAGGAAAACTTATTTTCATCCAGAAGCGACGCGACGACCATTGTGTCTATTATCCGCCCGTTGATCTCAAAGCCCATGCGTTTAATCCAGCCCACGTCATATTGCGCGTTGTGCATTACTTTATCGGCGGGGCAGTCAAAGACTTTCTTGAGCCACTTGTTGACTATCTTTTCGTCTAGGTTTCCGCCACCACGGTGTCGTGTAGGAATATAGCCTGCCCAATCTGCTGTAGCCACTGCATAGCCAACCACTTCACCATCTCCAACAGCCCAGCCGGGTCCGCTTGTTTTGATGTTTGGGTCACGGGTTTCTACGTCGATAGCAATTGTAGTTGCGCCTGTTAGGTCTGGAAGTTCTGCGGGTGGAACCCACTCTGACTTTAGCGAAGGGCTGGCTATTTTAAGCTTCATTTTTGTAACTTTCTTTTTACTGCTTCTATCTCTTGGATCATTTCGTTCTTTTGTGAGAACTCTCCCCCAAGAGCGCTATAACCAACTTTATCTATCCAAGAATCATCGTGATCCAGAGTGTTAAGTAGCCGTGCTGTCTTCACCCAGTCCATCATCAACACAACGTGCTGCGCAGTCAGGTAGCCGTGGCTTATCAGAGCCCCGTTCATGATGATGTTCCACCCCTCGGCTATCCTGCTGTGGTTGTCGAACGCATCGCCGTAGTCCTTGGCCCTCTGTCCATTGATCAGTTCTTTTGCAGTGTCCAGTATTTCATCACGTTTCATTTTATAATCTCCAAGTTAACGGGTCTTTGTTTTGGCCTAACGCTAGTCTTTACCGCAGTCGGATGGTCATACGAATAGAAGATATGATACCCAATACGCGCAACCCTATGTAGTTTCTTGCGCCAAACTGGTCGAACATCTGGTGTGTGGTAGTGATCAGCGGTACTGGGTGGCAAGATGTCGGGATCTTTTATGATATCAACCGCAAGTTTTTGTGCTGCGGCCCACGCCACCTCGTCCCTGGGTGTAGGTGCATTGCCCTTTCTATAGAACGAGAACTGACGGTCTTGAGTGATGACAGCGCACATAGACGATGGCCACCTTCGAGACTCCATGCGGTTCATGATCACTTTAGCCACCATTAGCTGGCCGTGGAGTGGTTCACCTCTGGCCTCATGGTATAGGGCCAGCGATAAACATGCCGCCGCCGCTATCAAAAGAACTGCGCCGCTACGGTGACAGCAATAAGAAAGTAGGCAAATAAAATTACCCACGGAGCTAACCGCTTAATTATTTCTTCTATCATATTGTGTACCTGTAGTTGTTGTTAGATTGTAAAATATACAGAGAGTGTCTTGCCCTTGTGACGCCAACGTAGAACGCACGGTGCTCGTCATCAGGGTGCTTGCTCTCGACACACGCCTTGGTGGACGCGGTATACACCACGCAGTTGTCATCCTCGCCACCCTTCATAGCGTGGAACGTAGAGATATTAATCCGTGGCGGGGACAAAAGATTGTCTCCTCTTCGCTGGATAGCCTCGATGTACAGTCGCATGCTGTGAGCCACCTTCAACACATCGTATGC